CAACAGTTTCTACAGGATCTTCTTCTTTTGTTTTCATAAGGTTATAAATTCCTTCTTTAAGATTTGATGCCATACTCGGTGGTTTATGTATTTCCTCAACTATCCCCACAATAGTATCTACTGGATCTTCTTCTTTTGTTTTCATAAGGTTATAAATTCCTTCTTTAAGATTTGATGCCATACTCGGTGGTTTATGTATTTCCTCAACTATCCCCACAATAGTATCTACTGGATCTTCTGTTGTTGGTCTTTTAGATTCTAAATTAAACTCTTTAAAAGCTTTTAAAAATTCTTTATTAAATTCAGCGTAATCCATTTATAATATATTCATAAAAAAAATAGATTTTTTTTATACCAATGAATAATTTTTAACTAACTGTAATATTACTCGTCGCTACAAAACAATTTACACATATTTGTTGCTTCTAAATTATAGTCCGCCTTACTAAACAATCCCGCAATCATGTCATCGTCTCGAAACCGGATAGTATAATCTTGCTGAATATTATTACGACCAATACGACCCATTGCTTGAAGCGTTTTCTGTTGCGTCATTTTTGTTAAATCTTTTCCTATAATCCCATGACAGAATTGATAGTTTGTGCCATAAACATAATCTGTTGAAGCAATTATAATAAACAACTTTTGTTCAGCGGCTAGCCGCTTCATAATTTCCATATATTCAATGCTTTTAATATCTGTGAACATACCGATACCTAATAGCAAGAGAACCTTGAAATGATTCTCAATATCCAGCATCATAATAGTTTTAACGACTTCCTCGCTAATGTTAGATACAAATGCGTTTTCTCGAATTTCCCCTAAAGGAGCCCATGTCTGTTGATGAGGTCGCGTATTAGGAACATACATAGGATCTAGTGAAATAATCCGGATCTCTTTGCGTAGTTTATTAATCTCATCCATCATGCTTTGCGATTCTTTGCATAATCTACCACTCTCTCTAGCCATTGCTTTCGAGTCCTCTTTTTCTCCAGGAGCAGTACTCTTTGCCTCCTTTAATAATATTTGTGATTCGAGTTTATCCATTTGCTTAATAATGTCGGCATTGTGAATAATTTTTGAGAGTAAATTCTGAAAGACAGAAGGAGCAATATTAGATTGTTGAATGTAGAATGAACCAATCTTATTAACATTTTCAGCCAAGAATATAGTAGGACCATCAGTCAGCGTATATGCATCTGTTGTAGTAAACAATATTCCTGAACTAATGTTTTGTTGCTTTGTTGGAGCAATGCATACACTATTAGTTCTAGTTAATTCTGTAGATTTGAGTGTTGTTTGAGTTGGTTCAACGCTTCTAATCTTCTTAATATCACTAGTCGACGAATATTTTTGTTTTCTAAAATCCGACAACACCTTGTGTACGTTAGTCCAATTCTCCAGTTCTAACCGCATGATTACTTCCAAATAATATTCTTTCAAACTATTCATAGTTATATCAGTAATATTAGACCCAAAGTAAGAATCAATAGAATATGCAGAGTCGATGTGTCCATGTTCGTTAATATATTCTACAAATCGAATAATCTCGCGTAAATCGAAATAACGTAGAAGCGTTTTATTTTCACTGCAATACTTGGCACAATTGAATAGATCTTTATAATCAGAGTATAGGAAATGTGGAAGTACACAAAACCCTTCTTTATTTAGTATAGGAATAGATTTCTTGCAGTCAAAACTAGTAATGGTGTATGTTTCAGAGTTATCAAATTTAGATCTAAAATCATCAAATACTGGGCGAATTTCATCTGATGAAGGAAGGGTAGCGCATGAAAGAACAATTGTAGGTATTTTATTCTCTTTCCAGTTCCTATGGATATTTTCATGAAGTGGATGGTTGTCATAATCCATTGTAATCGTAGGTTCATCCCAGTAAGTAATAATTTTATCAGCTGGGTTAAAAGCTAGCATATAATGCATTGCTGTAATGTATGATTTAACATCACAGATCATGATTTCTACGTTATCTCCTACGCTATTATCGACCTTTCCAATTCCACCTGAACGACGATTTTTAGTATAGTTTATGGCAGCGAAATAGTGTAGTCGAATATCAGATGCAGTATCACAACCGAACGCAAACGCAATCTTTTTCTCAACGGATATAGCTGCTTTAGCTAGAGAGAGACCAATGTGCCTAGCAACACATACAAATATAACGCGGTATTTTTCAGATAAGCCAATCGGGGAGAGGGTTTTTCCTGTTCCTGTAGGAGCAGTGTACAGAATAAGTTTTGGAGATTCATTCTTGCAAATAGTAAATAATTCCTTTTGATGTTTGAAAAGAGTTCTATCTTCATACCTTAATAGATATGTATTTTTCTCAATAAATTCATATGCGTTTGTGATAATCTCACTAGTTTTAGTAAAACTATTTACATGAGCAAGCGTTTCATCAACAATAGTCATTACGTATTTATTAATATGGGAAATTGAAGCTTTCTTAAGCTGAAGAAGGGTGTATAGGTAAAACGCATATTTTTGTTTTTTCTTAGTTATTTGTTTAACTAACTCTTTCCATAGGTCGAGCAATAGATATTCAAATATAATCGATTTATTAACCTGTATATTACTGTCTAGATTCAGTATACGTATCAAATCAGCACTTTTTAATTGTTTTAGCTCTGATCCAGCGAATAGGTTGAATGTGCCAACTGCGCCGTACTTTTTAATAGGCATATCTTTACCATATTTTTGAATAGTAGTTGCAATAAAATCCTCGAAGTATTTCTTATACAAGAGATATTCTACTTCTGGGGTTTTTTCTACTTTCGTGAATGAGAACATAGATAGGGTTTCATTAAAATTTATATTTACGTCGTTAAATCCATTCATAATCATAGACAAAATTTGTTTTTCAGAGGGAGATACAGGGATTTCTAGATTTTCCCATTCTGACTTAGTTAACTTATTTTGAGTGAAATCCATTGTAAGTGGTTGTGTTTATTGAATAAAAATTAAAGTGAGTTTTATTCAATTTTTTGAGGGGAACCAAGTTTCCCCTATAACCCCTCCTTTTACAGTTTTTCTCATTTAAAACGCCGATATAACATTATTTAATAATATTAAAAACAAATTAATATTATTTGATAAAATGGTAATAATTGAAGATAAAAATGATTTTTCAAAAAAGTTTTATAATAAATTGGCAGATTATAGAAGAGTTGATAAATTTAAAAAAGAAAAGTTCCCGTTAGAAAACGAAGGGTTAGAAACTATAAAATTAAAGGATGCTTTTAAATTAGTTCATGAATTAGATAGTGATTTATGTTATGGTTGTAAATGTAAAATGTTATTTTGTAATTATACACCATATTGCGTATATCAATTTTCATTTGATAGAATAGATAACACAAAAATACATTCAATTAATAATTTAAGAATTGTTTGTTGGAATTGTAATTCAAGTGGTTATGGTTCTATTAAACAAAGTTGTTCAAGAGGATGTCACGAAAACTTAGATGCATCACAAGATATTACTTTTTATTGGGAAACAAGTCGGCATTTGAAATGTGAAAAGGTGTAAAAGGAGGGGTTATAGGGGAAACTTGGTTCCCCTACTTATTTACGAAGCTATCAAACGCATTAAATAAAGTAGAAAAAACTCCACAGTTATCTTCTTCACTAATATCACTGTTTACACTAGCAAAACTTTTAATACGTTTACTAAAGTCGCCGCCTTCATACATTTCGTCTTCGTTTCTATCTTTAAAATAGTTTATGATGTCTGTTAATAATTGTTTGGGGAAATCGCTAGTTGGTACTAATATTCCGTCTTGATTTTTGTCTAAATGTTTATTGGGCGAGAATTCATTATCGACTAGCAACTTCCATCGATTCCCATAATTACGATTCTTTTTCGATCCATGATAGTAATGTCTTATCATTCCTGGTACATATCCAATTCTTAGTAGTTTTGTCTTATTTTCAAATAGTGCAATTTCTCTTCTATATTCTTCTGTGTAAAATTCATTGATAGAGTATTCTGCTTTTTGTATGAAAGAAAGCGCCATTATATTATCACCGGAACCAAGAATAGCTTTTTCAAACAATCCTCCAATCTTGTCATAAGCTTTTCTAGTGCATGCCCAACCGTATCCAGGATGCCAAAAATTAATAGGTTTCTTGCTATACGGTAATCTTTTGCTATATTGAAAACCAAAACTAGGGAATATGTTCATTGCCTCACCATTTTTGTTCATGTCAATGCTGTGACTAAATAATTGGACAATATCTTTAGAACCATTCAGTATTTTTAATGTATCTAATGCCCATGTAGGACTTTCAAACTCAATATCTGCGTCTATCCATGCAACGGACTTCCAATCTGCTGGAAGTAGTTTTTGAATGCCGACATTAATCATATTTTCTTTATGCCAGAGAGGATGTTCTGTTCGTAATTGAAGATGGTTTTTATTCTTTGAATCTGTAACAATAAACTTCTGTTTACCATAAGCTAGTTCTACAACATATGTGTTTACATTCGATTCTTCTAATTCTAATCGTTGAATAAATTCTTTAAATAAAATATATCTACGTGCAAATAGACATGGGTTTGACACAACAACAATAACATTTAATTTGCTTTCAATCGGTTCATTGTTTGCAATAGCGTCCTTAATAATATTTCTTTTATATTGAATATTGTCTATTTCAATATTATTTATAACCGTCATTCACTAAATATATTATAAATATATTAATCATTATATAATAAAATAAATAAAACAAACTATTTTACTATACTATGTTTACGGGGTTTTTTAACGTTCCCTTAAAGAAATTTAATTTTGAGGACGTGCAATATGCAATAAAAAATAAAGAAAAGTATATTTTAATAAATACGTTACCAATTGACGAGCAAAATTGTTTGATAATTAATACTGTTAAATATGATATGGAAGAAAAGGTAATAAATGAATTATTAAATAATTATTTATTAAAGGATAAAATTATAGTAGTTTATGGTAAAAATGCAAACGATGATACAGTAGAGAAAAAGTATAAACAATTTGTTTCTCTAGGATTTATGGATGTACACATTTACTTGGGTGGTATGTTTGAATGGATGCTTTTGCAGGATATTTATGGTCTCGACGAATTCCCAACAACAACTAAAGTTCTAGATATTCTAAGGTATAAAGGTAAAAGATATTTGATTTAAACAGATGAAAAATTATAATTCGTATATCTCTCTTTCTTTCCATGAATCATGATAATATTTCTTCGATGGGTTTCCATACTTCATTTGCTCTATTCTATATTCAGGATAGTGGGATAATACTTTCTTACCTTCTCGATTTAAGATATATGTCCCATCTATAGAATTAAAGTAGTTAAAATCGTCTATTTTTGTACGGATATCGTCTCCAAAATATTTTTCACCAAATAAGCCAGGGCCGGTAGGATATAAAGGATTATGTCCATAGTAACCTGTGTTTACATTTTTAACAATCTGGTGAATACATTCCAATAAAACGTCATTATTGGGAGGTGTAGCCATAACAGCATTATATATACCAATCTGTTTGTTTTTCCAAAAGTATGAATCAATACGGCCATACACGTTTTCGTAATAATCTTTATGGTTTATAATATTCATTTCTTGGTTTAACGTTATAGTATTTCGAACGTCTGAAAACGGTCTATCCAATACAAAATTAGTGCTATCTGCCATCTCTAATAATTTGAAATTGGGATCGCATTTGAATTTAACATCTAAATATATACCTCCATGTTTATATAAAATACAATAACGCCACAAATCTGCTTTGTATGCTCCTGGTATTAATCGATCATACGCATCGAGAACAGAAGTATCAAAGTTATCTTTTATGAAATTTCTGCAGTCATCATCATCGTATAAATAATGGTCAAATTCAGGATTTTTCTTTTTTAAATCATCAATGTGTTGCTTCATCTTAAGCGGTAGCTGTTTTGTATACCAAGTTTGGTAAATAACTAACGGCACATTATTGCTATAATGTTCATGTACGCTTCGACTAGTAAATATTGGATTTGCTGAAGAAAATTCGCCAAAGAATCTGTAAAAAAACAGCATAATTATAAGGGCTAATAATCCATAAATTATATTTATTTCAGTATAAAATATTACTACTAAAATTGCTATAATTTTAGCCATAGGATACCTGCTTGTATTTATTATATTTTGTCTATAAGGAGTAAATAATAATCCAATAAATATAATAGGAGCACATAAAGCTAAAACTGTTTTGTATAGCATATTCTATATTATTATGATAAAAAATTATGAATTACTGTCTTCTATATTTAAATTTCCCATAGGATATCCTTTTTGAGAAAAAAAGTATTTACTATTATAAAAGTGTGTTAGAGCATTAGGAACATCATTTATACTACTCGTATAGTGTGGCAAAAACTTATTTATTATAAAATTTTCAGCGTGTGGTTCATTCATATAATAAGGTTTATTATTAATAACACATGCTAACCAAAAAGTTTCTTTATCTCCATAAACATACTTATAAGTTTCTTTATGGTTATAATTTAATTCATAAATTTTTTCTATAACGTCTGGGTGTATAGATTTATTTAAAAAAACAACACCTGATTCTTGGTAATACCACATCTGTGGAAGATTATCAGGAGTTTTTTCTCCATAAATATAATTCCATTCTTCAGGAAAATAAGGGGATTTTTCAGGTAATAGTTTTTTAATAAATTTAATCCTTGCGGGCATTTCACTATCTGCATCAAACGGTTCATGTTTTATCCAATCTTTAAAGAAATAAGTCCCTGTTGTGATATAATTTGGATCATCAAATACTATTTCGGGATTTTGAATGAAAACGCTATCACAATCACACAGAATTATTTCATCGAATTCTGTGTGTTTGACTATAAAAGCTTTAATTTGCCATCCACGCCAATGGTCGGGATTATCTGTATAATCGTTTACGTTCTTAAATGTTAAATTATATTTATCTTTAAATAGATCCAAAGTTTTTTTCATATTATCGCTTATTTCTTGCCCTATTTGCCATAATTCAATAGGTATTTTGCATTCTAGTTCATTTCTTAAAATATGAAGATTACATAATAACAATTCTTCGTATTTTTCCATTATAGGAATAATTATTCCCTTTATCATTTTTAATATAATAAGTAGCTTAGATTTTTTTATATCAAAAACAATTTAAAATTATAAAAATAACTAAAATAATAAATCAATGTACGAAACATTAATAGAAAATGTTCTTGGCTACATACAAGATCATTCAATAAAGAATGATAAAATGCAAATATCTGGTTGGTGTTTTCATAAAACATTGGGGTCTTTGCCTATGCGTTTAAAATATAATAGTGATGTATACGAAAACTCGTGTGAAATATTTAGCTTACGCGATAGATTAGATGTTTGTAAAGCATTTTCTAAAGACGACGTAGTAAAATCTGGATGGGTAATTAATATGGAACAACCTGAAATTATAGAGACACTATCTCTGGAAATGAAAATAGATGATGAATGGCTAACAGTATTTGATTTTTTATTCTATGATATTGATAAAAAACACATACCGTCTTTTATAGTTGTAGATGACTTTTATAAATATCCAGATAAAGTACGAGATTTTGCGTTAAGACAGAATTTTTTAGCGCATCCTGAGTACCATAAAGGTAGGCGAACAGAAATAGTGTATCGGTTTCCAAATTTAAAATCACGATTTGAAAATATATTAGGGTGTAAAATAACCAATTGGAGAGAACATGGAGTGAATTGTTGTTTTCAATCATGTGTGGCAGGAGAGCAAATAGTTTATCATTATGATACACAACAGTATGCTGGAATAATATATTTAACACCAGATGCTCCTCCTGATTGTGGCACTACGTTTTATCGTTCTAAAATTACAAAAAATAGTAAATTAGATAATGACTTTGATAAGGTGTTTAAAACAGGATTGTACGATGGAACACAATTTGATGTGGTTGATGTCGTGGGGAATAAATATAATAGATTAGTATTGTTTGATGCGCAGATGATACATGCAGCTTCTGCTTATTTTGGTAATAATATTAATAACGGTCGACTTTTTCAGATGTTCTTTTTTGATTTAGAGGAACCTAGGTTGCTCTCAAAAAATTGATTCTAAATTATCTCAGCATAATTTAGAATAAAACAAAACATGTTAATTCCTCTTGTTATCTCTGTCGAAGGAAATATCGGTTCCGGTAAAACTACTATTCTTGAAAAACTAGAGGAACATTGCAGAAATTCAAATCAACCGAATCGTATTTTGTTCTTGCGAGAACCTCTAGACGTATGGGAAGGTGTGAAGGATCCTCAAACTGGTGAGAACATCCTTGAAAAATTCTATGCAAACCCTGAAAAATACTCGTTTCCGTTTCAAGTAATGGCGTTTTCTACGCGTTTGGCATTACTTCAAGACGCAGTAAGAGATTGTCCTGATTATGTATCGGCTGTTGTAATTGAAAGATCATTAGCAGCAGATAAACAAATATTCGCAAAAATGCTTCACGATGACGGTAAAATTGATGATATTTCTTACCAGATTTACGAAAACTTTCATAAAACATTATGTAGGGACGTAGAGTTAAACGGTATAGTATATATTGATGCTGACGCTGATGTTTGCAAAGCGCGGGTTGAAAAGCGTAGTAGACAAGGCGAAAGTGAAATTTCGTTAGAATATCTACAAAAGTGTAAGAAATATCATGACGAATGGATGGATAAGGAACCGGATGCGTTAAGAATTAAAACCAACCAGGACGTAACGTATGACATATCTGATGAAACAGATCAAGGAAATGTATGGATAAAACAGATTCTAGATTATATTGATGAAGCAATTAAAAACGAAGAAGAAAGTAATGAATAGAAGTGTCGTTAAAAAATTGATGTCTTTAAATACAAAAATTGTTTTCTAAAACAATCAAATCCCAAAATGAAGTCGGTCCCAGACGCAATGTGGTATGGAATTCTTATTGTTAGTGAGGTTATTATTATACCATGTCGTATAGGATACGACATTGTAGAGCGCGCAAATAAGACATATAACAAATATAAACCAGGTAATAGAACATCGTACTAAAAATCAATTCCTACGTGGAGGCCCTCCTCTAAAACGTACCATTTGAGTTCCGTTTACATGATATTCATTTTTTTTATAAAATTCTTCTAAGGACGGATCACAATCTAATGTGACTTTGTAACATTTTTGGTCAGCTATCATCGAAAGTTGCATCAAAATTTGGCTAGCAATACCTTGTGACCTATATAAACAGTGCACAGAAACATCTTCTATATGGCCCGTATAATTCCCTCCTCTTATGATTTTCGGTTCAAGAATTAATGTTCCCGTTCCAATTATCCATGGATTTATATCTTTATCTGTAGTGTGACAAACAATAATATGTCCTATTTTTGAAATTTCTTCTACTTTTCTTAAAAACTCATCAGTTGGCATGGAATGTACTTCTGTTAAAAAAGAGAGTAAAATAAGATATTGCTGCTGTAGTTCTTCAATATTTTCCTTATTATTGTTAATTAGGTCTAATAATGAACAATATCTTAAATTGCTCATTATTTAATAGATGATTGTTTTATTCTTTATATTTATTACGCAATTACAATATACATTATGATCTCCGAATTATTTTAAGATTTATCACAAAGAACTCTTGTTATGAAAAATGGTAAAAAGTTTAGAAGGAGGGGTCAGAGGGGAAACATTGGTTCCCCTCTAATTAAACTTCACAATAATCTTTACGGTTTCCTTTTTAATGCACTTACAAGCAGATACAGATAATTCTTCACGCTTCTTTCTTGTCTTGCTATTGTCAACTGAATTATCAGATTCATTATCAGTAGGACTTCTGCGCTTAGAAGTGCTATTACGGTGGTTCATATCGTCTTCGATATCTGCATAATTTGTTTCAATAAAATCCACTATTTTATTTTCGATCGCCCACTTAAAAAAATTTAACTGACCAATCGTTGTTTCCATGATTTTTTCATCATCATATGGTATCGATATTCTATCCCAACGACAAAAAGGATCAAACCGCTTCTTACTGTAAGCTTTTAATTTGAGCTTATAATCATTATATACCTTGAAACGTTGGATATCACCAGTATTTTTGGAAGGTAATTCATAAATTGTATAGTATTTTTTAGCAAAATTAGTAACAAACCAATCTACAATACGAAGAGAAATTTTGGATTCGCCATTAATAATATGCATCATTTTCTGTAGGTTATCGCGATTCTGGTAAAAATCCATAAGATTCTTCATTAGTAAATCATTTTGTGTATTTAAGGTTGATGTATTTAACGACATTATAATGTTTACTTAGGCAAAGTTTTTATATATTTTCTGGGTTTATTATATAATAATAAAAGCTCTATGGGCGAACTTTATAGTGAACATTATATCATTGACGAACCATACCCTGGATACAGTAATATTTTATCTAGAGAATTTATTGATTCTGGGAGAGAAAAAATAGAGGAATTAAATAAAATAATAGAATCATTTTGTCCTAATATGAAAATTACACTCGATACAAAAGTAAATAATAAAAATAATACATTTATAAGTTATAATTTACCAGATGATGCTTTTAATAATAATTTACTATGTTTAATGGTAAATGATATTTGTGTGTCTTCTATTGAATTTTCTTATGAAACTGAAGTTAAAAATGGTAAACAAATTAATTTTATAAGTATAGATTCTGCTACTATAATAGATTTTAGATCAGAAGATGGTATTGGCATAAGAGGATTTGAGGGGTTAGGATACAATTCCATACTAAGATCTGCTTTAGTTATGATTGCTCTCTATTTACGGATAGACATAATACAATCTACTGCTAAGAACGATTC